TGACGAAAGTCCAGATACCCAGTACAAGCAGGGTAAGAAAACTATTGATACGTTCTATAGCAATCTACCTGCTATCAAGAAGCTTAAAGATCTCATCGAAGATCGCATTACGCAACGTGGCTATCTCACTGGTATTGATGGGCGCCGGTTACAGATTCGCTCTAAACATTCTGCCCTCAACCAGCTTCTGCAATCCACAGGAGCTATCGCAGTAAAGAAAGCAACAACAATTCTGTATGATGATCTTACTAATGAAGGATTAGTTTTTGCTAAGGACTGGGGATTTGTAGCGCATGTTCACGACGAATATCAGTCCTTAGTTAAACCTGAATATGTTGATCTCTATATCAAACTAGCAATAGATTCTTTCCGTAAATCAGGTGAATACTTCCAACTTAAATGTCCATTAACAGGTGAAGCCCGAACTGGTAAGAATTGGCAAGAAACTCATTAAAATAGAATAACAGCTTCAATAATTTAGCCGTGCCAAACCAGCAAAGTATTGACACGGATCACGTTGTAATACTGCAGAAGATTGATAAAATCATTCTTGCTGCAGAAGAAAACCAATATGAACTAGGCTTTCGCCGCAGGCTTTATGCCCTTAGGAATCTTGTTGTCTTCCATTCTGGTAAGGCACAAGACATTAAAGATGAGATAGAAAATCTCATCCGTAGAAATAAGAATAAAATCTTAATTGTTGGTGCACTTGTAACCAGCTTAATCTTTGGTCCTTACTTTGTATTGACTAGGACTACATGGTTAATGGCAAAGCCTTTAACTTGTAAAGAGTTCCCTACAAAGAGCAGCTTATATCCAGGTAAGATTGAGATCTGTATTAATGGTGTCACTAAACCCTATTCAATTCACAACGGTGATGTTGAATTAGATATGACTTTCCTCCAGGCGCCAAAGCAACGGGTACAAGTTGATGTAACCTTCTGGGTTGCAGATCAGATTGGCGATAAAGAAGTTGATTACACTGGAGAATATAATATACAACGTATAAGAATCTACAATGATACTTTCCTTGTAGAAGATAAAGAAGAGAAAGTTAGTGCCTGGCTTGACCCTGTTGTACCTCCTGATGTACAACTTCCTCTCTGGGAGTATGTCCGGTCCCTGAAGAATACTTATACTTTTGATCGCTTACCTTTAGAAGAAAAGTTAAACAACTATGTTAAAAGGATTGGTCCTTTGCTAGCTGGCTTTGGTAGTATTGCTCTTACGATTTATCGGTTTGTACGTGCGGGCCGTGGGTTTGGCTAAAGCATTCTGTTTAGCCTGTGCATCAATACCGAATGACGCCAGGGTAGAAGTAAAGACTGCAGCAACAAATGTAGGATCCATCTTGCTTAACTTGCCTGCATAACCCAGTGTTAACAAGGCAGCTGACCAGAAAAGAATAAAGATCCTAACAATAACTGTGGTTGAAACAGTTCTACTTTTTCTTGCCACCATTTTTGGCTTTGCGTGCAACAGCATTGCCATTGTTCTGCTTAGCGTTTTGCTTCGCAGTTGCTTTCTTTTTCTTAGCTTTAGCCATAATGGTTACCTCTTATGTTTACTTTAATCTATTACCTGCTAATCTCTTCCCAGTCAAGAGAAGCTAATACATCTGCTCCAGCAAGGTTTGTTTCTACTGATAAAGTTATTTCTAATGGAGTAGAAGTAAAAGAATTTCTTTGTAATTGGAATCTAAACAAAGCTTCTTTTAAAATTTCAACTGGGAAAGAACCTTGGTTACTTCCGTTTGTAAAACCAGAAGCTAAAATGTTTCCACCTGCAAAGCTAGTGCCAGTTAAGTTATATTCAACAGCAGAAGAAGCTCCTCCGCTAACCCATGTTCCTCCTGTTGTTGTTCCACCTATAGAAACTTCCCAACGATAATTGGCATTGTTAGTAACGCCCATTACCGATAAAGCGCTCAAAATAACAATTGAATCTAAACGATCAGGTGAGGATTTGAGACGGATAGAAATAACAGGATAATCTGTAGAAGCATTTGTTAAATCATATGGAGTAGCAGTAGGAGTATGAACAGCTTGTTGTGCACCGCGTAGCTCATATCCACCTTCTGAAATGACAGTAGAACAAATTTGTTTTAACGTGCTACTACTTGCAGTTCCTGCTGTGTTTTCAATCTCATAACGGAGTGGTAAACATGCTGTTGTTATGTAAGTACTATCAAGTAGGTTGGCATGATGGAAAGAATGACAGTGAATAAACTTACCATCAATTACAAAACCAACACGAACTGTACCAACACCTAACCATTCAATATCACTAAAAAGAATCTGTGCTTTTGTTAGATCTAAAGTTAACTTAGAAGGGCCGGTTCCATCCAATGGATCTACATTCCAATCAGCTTTAGCTACACGTGTATTAACAACTGAACCAGTAACTAAAGAACGTTTAACAAAATAAATTGAAGATCCGTCTTGCTCCAGGTAGATTCCATTGTTTGTACCGAAGTAACCTACACGTTGACGTAATCCTGTCTTGGCAGCATTAAAAACAAAAGTATTAAAGACAAGTAAAGATTTGCCAGGTTGATAAGCAAATACTTTATATGTTTCACGATAAACCTTTGATCCAGAAGTTGTGTTAACTGCAAGATCAACCAAGCCTTGGTTAGCATTGAACGTTGCAGAACCACCAGATGCTGTTGATGTTGCCCACAATCCGTTATCACTATAACGGTGACTAGAATCAAATAGCGTTAAAGGATTTGAAACACGTTGACGACCAAATGCATCAACAGATAAAGGTGGATTACCCAGTAATGGAGTTGTTACTGAAACATTCAATACCTGATCATCAGGATTGAGTACCTTAACAACTTCGTAACGATTTAGATCACTTTCAATTACAGTTGCCATGATCAGCGAGCCGAGAAGCTGATGTTCACAACAGCGTTAGTACCACCAGATTCAGATAAGAAGTTGCCACGGATATACTTCATCGGGCAACCAGTAATGTTATAGACGTAAGTACCGTTTGCAGTAATTGTATTAGAAATTAGTGGGCCATAGTTAGTGCCATCAATGCTGCCATCTAACCGCACAACAACATTAGTATTAATGTTTGTAACAGTTACTACTAAAGCATAGTCACTAGTAGAGAATAAATTATTTAAGAACACCTCAACGGGAGTCGTTGTGCCAGGTGCTGTTAACTCACCTGCATTGAAAAAGAGGGTGTCCTGAAAATAAGTGACCATGACTTAAACATTTCTTCTATTGCCATTCTACTAAACCTCAGTACAGTGCACCCGGTGCTCACCACTTCATGGAACCCCAACGCATCCGCGACATCAAAGCCTCTCTCCACGACATGAGTATGGAGGAGCTGCAATTTATGAGTGATGATCTCAGTGATCTCATCTCTGTTCTCATTACGCGCCAGGTGGCTGTTGAAGATGCCATCCTGGATCGTCTTGAAGCAGCATTTGCAAAAAATATATGAATCCGGAAGAACATAAATGGCATCAACGTTTTACACTATTAGCAAGGCAAGTTGCTAGCTGGAGTAAAGATCCATCCACTCAAGTTGGTTGCGTTCTAACAAATAAGAAAAAGGTTTTAAGTGTTGGATATAATGGCTTCCCTAAGAACATTAGTGATGATTTAAACCGTCTTATTGATCGGGAACAGAAGTATGAAATCACAGTTCATGCTGAAGTTAATGCCGTTACAACTGCTGCACTCCATGGTGTTAGTACTGAAGGCGCTAATGCTTACATTACTTTCAATCCATGCTCTCGCTGTGCTGCTGTACTTATCAACGCAGGTATTAATGCCATCTATGTGGATGGCGGTGCCCAAATCCCTGAGCGTTGGTTAGAAAACTTCATCTTGGCCAGCAAACTTCTTGCTGAAGCCGGGGTAGAGTATCACACTATTGATCCAACTTCCTAATCATGAACACGCTTCTTGCCACTGGCATTTATGCTGGTGAAAAATTTATGGATAATGGTTTGCGTTTTGTGCAAATCAATCTTCCTAAAGTTGGTAACGCTGGCGCACAAGTTCCTTTACTTGTTGTACCTAACAAGGCAGCAGGTGAAACCTTTGATGTGTTTCAGCCAGGTGCCACACTCCTGATCAGTGGTCGGTTGTATCCCAATCGCCAGGACTACAGGATGTATCTGGTACCTAACCAGCTCTTTCAAGTAGCTCCGCCTAACCTGGTTGTCAATCAGGTCAACCTAGCTGGTGGCGTAGGCTTTATTCCCGAGCAGAACCGTGAGGACCTGTTCACATTCTCATTGATGTGCTCAGCGCCAGCGCAGCAAATCCTTGGCCACACCTGGGATGACAGCCTTTCCTTCCGGATGGAAGCATGGGGTGATGATGCCAAGCGCATGATCAACAACCTCCATGTCGGACGCCAGATGGCTGTGACTGGTGCACTCCGCTACAACACTTGGACAACTGCAGACGGCCAGCAGCGCGGCATGTATCAGGTGCGCGTCAAGAGTGGCACCTATGCTTTCTTTGGAAAAAATAAAAAGAAAGAGGAGCAAAACGAAATGAGAGCCATTAACACGGGTAATCGTTTTGAGTCACCATCTGGTGTTGTGGCTGAGCCGTATCAGTCAGCAGTTCAGCTGCCACCACTGCAGCAGGACAGTACAGCAGTACCGACCCGTAGCACAGATGACATTCCATTTTGATAAAATGATCTGATCAATAGTTGCCGTTCACTCAGCCCTAGACAGACTACTGTTGGTTGGTGGACACTGGCTGTAGTTACTCCGGCTGCAGCCTTTCATCCTCGGGTCAGCACCAGCATCATTGCTGTTCAGGTGCAACTCCTGTTCTGAGGACCGTCCAACTACTTGACTGTAATGTCCGTTCTTGACCGTTACCTCAATACTGAAAAGTATCAAGGTGAAATGCGTGATCTGGTAAATGCCCAGATCCTCAATGACAAATCACAATGTGGTTTGTTCCTCAAAGATACTGCACTCTCTCGCATTGGTTGGACTGGCAAGGTAAGCCAGTTCCCTAAAGCAGAAGAGTACACCCATACTTATAACAATGGGGATAAGAACGATGGCATCTTCTTTAAGACGCCTCGTATGGTTATCCTCCACTGTGGTTTCCGCAAGGATGTGACCTTCATTGAAAACTCTGACAAGGGTCAGATCGAAGGCATGTATCCCCGTGATGCTCAGGTTTATGACGATTGGGAAGCTACCAACCCTGGCAAGCCTCACCCCTATCGCCGTCGTCGTCTCATCCTCATGTTCCTGGTGGATGAAAACGGCGTGGCTGTCCACAAGAAACCGCTGATCCTCTCGATCCACGGTGGTGCATCCAATCTGTTCTGCGATGCTTACTCCACGTTCATTGAGCAGTTGGAGTCTGCCTTCGCAAACCGCATGGGTCTGAAGTCTGCTGCTGGTTTTGATGCCAAGCAGAGTGCTGCTGCAATCTTTACTCCTACCTTTGGCTCACAGCTATATGGCGGTGAGAAAGCCAAGAGCTGGATTGCTTACCCTGAGAAGTGGATCACCCCCACTGCTGAAAAGGTTGAAGACTTCTTCCCCAAGGATGCTTCTGACATTGACTTCATTGAAGACGTGTGGGAGACCTGCCCTCCTACCGTCTATGCAGATAGCTTCTTTAAGCAGTGTGAGAAGGAGATCGGGTACCACGCCATCAAGCCCGGCCTTGATTTCACTCTGCCTCCAGTGGAGTCCAGTGGTGCAAGTGCTCGCGTTCTGACTGGTGCACGTGATCCGGAGACAGGGGAAATTGAATTGTAGGTTAAAATACCTACGGAATGTTTAGCCGCTCCTTCGGGGGCGGTTTTTTATTCTTCGTAGTAGGTCTTAATCACATCCGCTTCTAAGTTTGCAAGCCTCATAATCAAACTCCTGATTACTGCTTGACGTTGTACAGCAAGTTGCAAAAGCTTTAATGCACCTGCTCTTAATACATCTGGATCTTTTACTGCTTCTAACTCCTTTGTAATCTTTGCCATGAGGAACTCATCCTCTAGAGAAAGATCAAAGTGATCAGGGTCAAATTTAAATTCTATTAGTTCAAAGCCAGACATATTCTTATGGCATAATGTTCAGTCTAAACATTGAATATTTAGCGTCAAGTAATTATTGTTACCAGGCTTGACACCACTGGCCAAAAACCTAGACTGCATCTGGCTTCTCAGCTCTGATGTACAATGGCTAAAAAATCATTAAGCGGCACCATTCACAAGGAAGCCGTCCCCAAGCGAACCTCCATCGGTCACGGCCGACGTAAGCGGGGTTCATTCAAGAAATCTAAGGCTTATCGCGGGCAAGGGAAGGGATGACCTTCTCGACCTGGAGGATGTCGCTAAAAGCCTCACGCACACACCACCACACCGTAATGAACGTAACTGAAGCTCTTCTTTCTGATGCTCAGCGTTTAGTCTATGGGCGCAGAAGAATTATTGACACTCTTTATAAAGAAGATTCAGATAAGTTCAAAGCTATTCAAGCCACAGATATTCAATCGATCTCGCTCCAGGATGATCTTGTTTGTCTAGACCTTGCTGACACTCAACTCTATATAGAGCGCTCAAAAATCCTGCAAAATTTTTGGGAGCACCGGACACGTACACCTTCCTACTTTGATTACAAGGTCTGGAGCCAGGCACTGAGCACCAGGCCATGGCAAGGAACTCCCATTGCAGCTCTTGACTATGGTCCTTCTACAACAACTGATGCACTGCAGCCGCTTCTAGGCCGCCCACCTCGGATTCAAACCGACCGTGACGGAGTACAAAAACTGTACTTTGTCATGGAGAAAGAAGAGATGTGCAGCTGTGAATCCTGGAATCAACTCCATACTCACCGGCAAGAACTATCAAATGAGTTCTCTACTTATACAGATATTAAATTCAAACCAATCTGTAAACATCTCCAGTGGTGTTCAGCCAATATGTTGCTGCACACCATCCGTTTTGAAGCACGTCAAAATGAGAAAGAATATAACCCTCGCATCTGTGTTTACTACTTTGATCACCGCCGTGGTCTGCTTCTCTATCGCATTACCTACGACGGTGTAAAGAGTGGTGGCCAGTGGCTGCCTGTTGGTCGCTGGAAAGAGAAAGAGATCTATGATCACAACCACATGCCAACCGGTGCATGTTGGCAGATGTTCACCGATGCTTTAACTCAAGATCCTCCCTTCAAGCTCTCGCCTTATTCGCAGAGCCTTGGTGCTTTGATGAATAGCACCCGCTCCAAACAATCCTGATTGCACACCACCGCATTACTCACCATGGCTGACAAACTTTCCCTGATCCAAATTGCTGAGTCCATCCAGCACATCAGCTTCTTGAAGGACATGCCTGACATCCCAGAGGATGAGCGGGCTATGCTAGAGCAGCACCTTCATGATCTTGCTTCTCGCCAGGAGTCCAAGTTTGACGCAATCATTGGCATGATCAAGAAGTGTGATGCTTATATAGAGGCATTGCAAACTGAGATGGAAGAGATCAAAACTAATCTCGATGCATGGAAAAAGAATCGGGAGAAAATGGTCTCTATTATTAAGTTTGCTTATCAACAAAATCTAATTGAGAATAAGCCAACTGGTATCAAGTATCAAGCTACTATTCGTAAAGTAAAACCGCGTTTAGTGGATAACTTTGAACATTGGGAAGAGGAAGATAAGACTGAGTTTGGTTTACGTAAGACCACAACAGTTACGCGCATTAAAGATAACACTGTTGTCGATGTGAAGCAAGAGGATATACCTGATAAAGATCGCGTCCGTGATGCACTTGCTACGGATGATGGTTCAGCACCAGCAGCAGCGCAACTCGTACCTGGATTCTCCTTTGTTTATGAACGCCGCAAGCGTTTGACCCAATGAAGCTTAGGCAGTGCTGGCACCTATGGGCTAAAGCTCTAGGTGAAAAAACAGGACGCACAAAATCAGAAGCGGATCAGGTTGCCCTCATCCGCTCTGTTATCTTCTTGAGTTACTTTCTGACTAATTGTTTTATTGTGGCGGGTGTTATTCGCCACTGGAACAATTAAGTCACCTACTAATTATTAAGAAACTTCATATTGAGTTGCATTTTGAGGGGCATTACGGCGTTTGCGGCCTTGGCCAGCTTGAGCTTTACGTCCAGGACCTTGACGATTGGCACCCTTACGACCTTGACCCTCTGCAAGATTTCCTCCTGCTTTGCGGCCTTGACGGTAAGAGCCAAAGGCAGAACGACTTTTACCAGCTTGACCTTGATTGCCTGAAGCAGTGCGACCTGGCCCGGAAGCACTCGCTCCTCCACCAAATGCTTTGTTGCGCATCCGCTCAATGATGCTTATACCAGTTTTTTTCTTAGGCGCAATTCCTTCAGCTGTTGCCTTTTTCTTTCTGTTCATACCCCCTTTAGGGGCAACGCTTTCTGCTTGCTTACCATTAAGTTCAGCATTACGACGACGAGCTTTAGGACCCGGTCCTTTCCGAAGGCGGCCTTCTCCTTCTGTCATCTCTTGTTGACGACGACGTTGGCGTCCGCCACGTGGTCCTTCGCCTGTGTTCTCTGCTTTTTTATTTTCACCGCGATTTCGTTTTGTAAAAGCTCCTCCAATTAAGTTGTCAGCTTTTTCAGTCAAGATGTAAGAGCCACGCTTGGGACCATTGCCAGAGCGTTTTGTCCCAGGTGAATCACTTTTAGTTTTACGTCCAAGTGCAACAGTTTTTTCAGGATTAGCACTTCTACGTGCTTCTCCACGTGCTTTACTAATTTGTTCTTTCATGTTCTCATAAGTAGAAGCCTTTTGGGGACCTCTATTTCCTTCCCTGTTGCGCATTAATCTTAAGGTAGATTTAATTTATATTATACAATCGCATTTACCATAAATAACTTTTAAGAGTTGTGCTAAGACCCACACCTCCCCTAGCCGGTCCAAGAACAACTCGCTAGTGTTGGTGCGCCATCTGGCCTGCTCACTTTTCATGTTTTATCGGATTGATGAAGTACCTGAAACACAAGAAAATGTTTCTGACAAACACAGTCTTTTAGCATTTAAAACATCTGATGAAATGCTTAATTCAATCTGTTCACTCCTCAAGGATGAGCTTGATCGGTACATGGGATTTGCAAATGGAACCGACAAATGAAGACTCCAAGTGCTGGATCTGTGATGTTGATGAGAACGGTGTTCTCACATTCACGGATGAACTCTGGGAATTTTTGGACTGGAAAGAAGGCGACACTCTGGAGTTCATTGATCAAGGTGATGGATCATTTATTCTCAGGAAAGTAGATCCCGAGAACAATGATCAAGATTGTCAAGGATAAATTAATCCGTCGTTTGAATGTCTCTCTCCTATCACATATTGGTGGGCCAGAGACTTCAACCGATTGGGTTAATGGTTATCAGCAAGCAATCAATGAAGCTGAAAAGTTTCTTGATCAACTTGAGTTGTATGAACCTTACTCTGAATGAAACTCTCAGAACTCATTAACAAGCTCCAGCGTTTTCATGATTTGTATCCACTGATTGATCCAGAGGTTACTCTTACTGAAGTAGCCTATAGAACTTACGACACAAAGAAAGAAGATCCTGAATTCTTTTGTCGTTCGCTCAATGATATTACCTGTTTTGAAATTCACACATTCCTTAACATTCCTTCTGAAAGTTTATTCTCTGAGCGTGGTCCTTATCTAAACATCTTCTATGAAGGAGATGTAATTGACAAGCCAGAAGACTACTGGAAAAACAACTACTTCTCCCAACATGCAAACAAACAAACTGGCTCAACTAATCCAAGCAGCTGCTCAGATTCAGCCCCAGGAAAGTCAGTGGATCAGCAAACAATATCAGGAGAAGATGAAGATGATTATGGAAACAAATGAGAAATATAATGAATGGAAGAACTCAAAATTAAATGAAAACTCATAAGCCACTTGACTTCTTGCAACCTGATTGGGTATGCACAGAATGTGGTAGACAATGGGGTCTTTGGTGGGATGAAGGAAAATATTCTGGACCAATTAAACACTGTGCTACCTTCCACAATGGAAAGTGTGGCGTCTGTGCTGAAAAAAAATCCGTAACACAAGCTCGTGACTACGGTTATCTAAAAGAAGGCTGGCACGAAGACTTGATAGAATAATAAAAATATTTTTATTACCTGTGGAACTTAATCCCAGTGCTCGTAATTTCTTACAAAATAAAGTTGATGAGTTATTAGATCTTTTTACTAACACAACGTCTCGTGTTACTCCTGAATTTGCAGATGAAGTTCTTGCAACTACTACGCCAGTTGTAAGTCAATCTGCTCCTGTTGAGCGGTTATTACGTCGGGATATGGATCCAGATCGTAGCATCTTCTCACAACGGGTTGAACGCCAGATTGCAAACACAGGAATGAGCGAAGAAGAGGCTCAACAAGCTATCTTAGATCGTCGTGCTGCACGCGCAGAACGTCTTGCAAATCTACAAGAAGAACTTGGTTTAGATCGTCGTAAAGCACGTGGTGTTCTTCGCTACGGTAATCGCAAAAATGCTACCAATCAGGGTGAAGGAGGTAATGAACCAAACTATAAACGAGCAAATCGTGTTATTCAAATGTCACGCAGGAAAGGTTTAAAACGTGCAGAAGCAGCAAGCATTTTAAACTCCCGTGCAGCAACTCGTAAAGAAAAAAATAAGTCTTAAATACCTGTTATTTACTAGGGTTATTAAGAGGACTAACAAAATATTTGATAGAGTAGGTATGGCAATCATTTATAGTTGTTATGCCTCCAAGATCATCCGGTGGTGGAAGGGGCGGAGGCGGTAATAATCCGCCGCCGTCTAAGTCTTCTCAGCAAGGGCCTCCCCCAAAAGCAGCTGCTCCTGCACCGGCTCCAAAAGCAAGACCTTTAGATCCGCTTCCCTTACAAGCTCCTAAACAGCAACCCGTAGCATCTCCTAAAACTAGTTCTGGTCCAAAAGCTTCTAGGAGTCCTAAAACTTCTGCAGGTCCTAAGAGTCAAGCAACTCCTAGGGCTCCTAGAGCTGCAGGATCTCCTAAAACAAGCGCTGGTCCAAAAAGTCCCAGGGCTCCTAGGGCTCCTAAAACTGCTGTTGCTCCAAAAGGTCCTTCACCTAAAGGTCCTAGTACCGGCGTTACTGTTGTTCCTATTCAAGCTAGAGATCAGTTTGTTTTACCACCTAAAACAATTGACCAAGGATTTAAGACTCCTGTTATCTCAAGGCCAGATATAGAAACTTTTATAACACCTCCTCCAAAATTCCAATCTGTAGAAGCACCTGCAGCACAGCCTGTTCCACAAGTTCAGGTTGCACAACCGCCTGTAGTACAACCTATTTCACAGGTTCAAGTTGCAGCTCCGCTTGCGCCAGGTCCAAAAATTCAAGGAGAAAAAGGCCAGGGTCGTAAAGGTCAGGGTCGTAAAGGTCAAGGTACTAAAACTGAAGCTGGTCTACCTGGAATACTTGGTACTCCTGGTCCTAAGGCTCAAGGAGAAAAAGGTCAAGGTCGCAAAGGTCAAGGTCGTAAAGGTCAAGGTCGTAACCAGCAAATTAACAATGTTGCAAACACGGTTACACAACAAGTACCCTCTCAACAACCCCCTGTTCAACAAGCACCTCTTCAGCAACCTCCTGTTCAACAACCTCCTGTTCAACAACCTCCTGTTCAACAAGCACCTCTTCAGCAACCTCCTGTTCAACAACCTCCTGTTCAGCAACCTCCTGTTCAGCAACCTCCTGTTCAGCAACCTCCTGTTCAGCAAATAGCTCCTAAGGAAACAACTCCTAAAGAAGAACCTCCAGCTCCTAAACAACAAGTTCCAAGTCCAGAAGAGTTCTTAAACACATTTGTTGAACAAACAACTCCTACTGTTCAAACTGTTCCAGCAACTCAAGAACCTGTTAAAGAACCAGCAACAACAACTCTTCAGGAAACTGCTCCTAGAGAGTTGACCACAGTTGTTCAGCAACCTGCACCTAAAGAAGCTGCTCGTCAAGAGCAAATTCAAGAACCAACTCTCCCAACTGCTGAAAAATTCTTAGATAAGTTTGTTGAACAAGCTACTCCGATTATTTCGGCAGCTCAAGAAACTCCTAAAGAATCAACTCCAGCTCGTCAAGAAACTGTTTCTGAAAAACCTGCTCCAGTTGCTGAGCAAGCTCCTTTAACTCTTCAACAGTCTGTTGCGGCTCCTGAAAAGCCCGCTCCAGCTGCTGAAAAGTTCCTAAGTAGTTTTGTTGAAGAATCTAAACCAGCTGCTACAACTTCAACTAAATCTGAAGTAGTTAAGCAAGAAACTGCTCGCGCTACTCCTGCTCCAGCAGCAGCAACAGCAGAAGCAAGAGCAACAACAGCAGCAACAACAGCGGCTAGAGAACAAACAACACGTGGTGGTGGTTTTGGTATCCAAGGTCTTCTCTCAGCAGAAGAACAGCGTGAGGCAGGTGGTAGCAATGCTGCTGCTGCTTTAGCTGCTGCTCAAGCACGTCGTCGTGTAAGCCGCGGTGATACCAGTTCACCTGAACCCGTAAACCAAGGGCCGGCACCTAAAACACCTGCTCCAAAAGCTCCTCCTAAATCTTCTCAAGGATCTACTGAAGAAAGCGCTCCTTCAGAAAGTTTTACTGAAGAAATTGCTGGTGGAGAAATTCCTAGTGAAGAAATTCCTAGCGAAGAAATCCCTGCTGATGAAGCTCCTTCTAGCAGCACTGCTGGTTCAGCTAGTGCTGGTGGTAGTTCGTCTTCTAGTGGTGCTGGGAGTACTTCAGGTGCAACTTCTACTACTGATCCTAGAGAAGCACTTGCAAATGCTCGTGCTCGACGAGAACAAGCTCAACAAGAACGTCAACCTCTTACTGATACACCTCAAGAAGGTACTCAAGGTCGAAATCAACGCAACCAGAACAAAAACCGTCAAGAGCAAGGTCGCAAAGGTCAAGGTCGTAAAGGCCAAGGTCAGAAAGGCCAAGGTCAGAAAGGCCAAGGTCAGAAAGGCCAGGGTTCAAAAAATCAACCTCAATTACCGCCAATTCTTGGTGGTCCTGATAAAAAAGGACAAGGTAATAAGCGTCAGGGTAATAAAGCCCAGGCACAAAAAAGGCAAGGTGCTAACAACCAGGCTCCTAAAAAACAAACCAATGTTGGACAATCCGTTAAGAGCCAAGCTCCTAAACAAAGCCCAAATAAATCAGCTACTACTCAACGCGGTAGCGTAAGTGCACCTCGTTTCCAAGCAAGTAAAAATCAAAGTTCTAAAACTGCACCTTCTAAAACAGCTGTCCCTTCTAGAGCGCCTGTAACCAGGGCAACTTCACCTTCTAAAACAACTGCACCCAAAGCAGCTGCAACTCCTAAACCACCTGCACCTAAAACACCTACAGCTAAAAATCAAGGAGCTAAAAACCAAGGTCCTAAGGAAACGGTGATTCCTCCTAAAGAACAACCTCCTAAGAACCAACCACCTAAAGAACAACCTCCCAAGAACCAACCACCCAAAGAACAACCTCCTAAGAAAAAACCTGCCACAAGGTCAACTCTTAGAAGACGCTAAGGTTTATCTTTAAAAGTTAGTTAAATTAGCAGATCGATCACTTACCTGGTTGATCTGCTTTTTATATGCGCTAACTTAGTAGCGTTGAGAACTTTCTATGGCTCGCACTACTAAAATCCGTTTCCGTGGTAAACCATCTGAACCTCTTGAACCTATTGAGTTCAACGGTTACTCCATCGAATGTCTGCGCCACGGTGTAACCGGCCACGTCCTCTACCGTTACCCCTCTAAGGAATATGATTGGGAACCATGCTGGGGCATGGATCTTGAAACCGCTAAGAAGTCAATCACGCGGTACCAAGAAACACTGCAATTACAATCAGAAACAGAGTCATAAAGCATATGGGACCAGCAAAGAATGAGCTGATGGATGATCTTGCATTGTCCATCTATGAGTATCTTCATAAGGAGGCCACCTCCTATCAAGGTTCTCTGCTGGTCCTAATGCCCATTACAAAAATTGCTAAGCAGTTTGAACGTAATCACCGCACTATCACCCGCCGCCTCAGTGCACTCAAGGCAGAAGGGTTGATTCAACCTATTATCAAAAAAGATTACGTTACCCTCTACAGTATTGTTGATTGGGACGAGAACGATGAATGAAAAAGGACATAATCCAGTATCTGATCTTGCATTTCTACTGGGTAGCTTTACTGATAACGGTCGTTCCCTACGTTCCTTTGTGAGCCATCCTCAAGAACTTGCTATCACCATCCTGGTTGCTGGCCTCCTGTCTAACTCCAGGTGGGCCATGG